TTTAGAAATGGAAGAAACTAACACAGAATCGCTATAGTGAAGAATATGATAGACTGAATGAACAATAGAGTGAGAGGTTATTTGAATTCGTTCCTAAAACAGAAGAAGAACTATTAGATAAATATGGCATATATGTTAAGAAGTATTCAGATGGTGGAGAGGTAAGTGAGTTTCAGCGTAAGACTAGAAGAGATATAATGCAAGAGTCTTTAGTAGATGGAAGACCTGATTACAACAAGATGTTCTAGAATC